CATGAGGTATCGTACCACCATCAACATGATTATAGAGATTGTCGTATATCCTACGATAAATACGCACAGGGTCATTGTCCAAATTGTGGACAATCCACTTTCTGACATTTGTAAATTCTTTTTCTTTGAGTGCAACCATAAGTTCATTGATATTTACCTCACTAATGTTTACAAGGATACCAGCATCTATTTCACCAGATGTGGAATATCTTTGTAATTCATTTAAAGTTCTTCGCCAATCTGGAAAATATTTAGTCAATACTTCCATTACAACTCTAGGTTCGTATTTTATATTTTCTGTTTCCAGAATATTCTTTACACGACCAAAGAAGTCTTTGGCAAGTTTTGGTTTATCATCTTTTGCAATAATAAAATCAATCACACTACATCTTGAATGTAATGGTTCTATTAGTCTGTTCTTATAATTACAAGTAAGAATGAACCCACAATTCTTATGGAATTCTTCCATAAACCCACGCAGAGCAGGTTGAGTAGATTGTGGATTTAGATAATCTGCTTCATCAAGTATCACATACTTACGACCACCTTCAAGTGATACAGTAGAGGCAAAGTTTTTAATTTTATTTCTGAGAACATCAATACCAGATTCTTCTGAACCATTTATTAGTAATGATGTTGCACCAATTTCATCAAGCATTGCCTTGGCAACAGTAGTCTTACCGACACCAGGCCCACCTGATAAAATTAGATTTGGTATATGTTTGTCTTCTACAAATTCTCTAAAAGTTTTCTTTAGGTTATCTGGTAGAATACAATCATTGATAGTGCTTGGGCGATGTTTCTCAACCCATAAAAAAGTTTCCATAATATAAAGTCCAATTTGTTATTCATAACTTGATTCTGGTTCAAGTGCAACCCAATACTCAACATCTTTGTTTGTAGATTTTAGATGACTGATATTCTTTGATGATATCTCTACATCATAGTTACCTTCCATCACTTTTAAATTTTCTACTTTATAGAAAAACTTAAAGTTGCTACCTTCTGTTTTTGTATCAACATCTATAGAGAAAGTGTTTGCAGTATCATTCTTTTTATCTTTAACTGTTAGAAAGACATCAGTATCTTTTTTCTCTAAGACTAAATCTGGTGCTTGAATTACACCAGCAGCTCTTTTCAGTTTGTTTAAGTTCTCACCATTCAAGGTAAACTCTACTTCCTTACTTGGCATAGTAATCGTTTTGTTTGGTGAAGTAACAACTGATGGGTCTGAATAAAAATATTTCAGAGAGTTCTTTGGACTATTTTCTTCTTTGATAGTTACAAATCCATCATTGAATTCTAGAATAGGACTTGTAAATAAAGATATAGAAGCAAGAAATTCATTCAAGTCATAGATTGCAACTTCCTTATCAAATGATTCTTCTACATCTGCTTTTGCAACTATATTTTTCATAGCAGACATTGTTGTCAATGTACTACCTTCCTTGATAACAAGGTTTTGATTTATAGTCGCAAAGTTTTTTAACACTTCAATAGTGTGTTCACTTAGTTTCATAATATACTCCTTACGATTTTATTTCTTTTGTTAATGTTGGTGATTTAAATTGTGCGATAGTTTCTTTACTATCTGTAATATTAAAGTTAGCAGACATTGTTCTTCGTTCACCATCACCAAAGAATGGCATGACACAATGTTGTAACCAATTAGGAAATATTATACAAAATCCTTTTTTAGGTTTTATATATTCCTGTGCATCTAACTTTAATCTATAAACATCATTGATTGTGTTCGTTGATGTTATTAAACCTGTAAAACCATCAATGTCGCCAGATGCATTATGCAATGATGGAAATGATGGTTTATCTTCAATACATTTTGGTACTTTTAAATACATTATCATAGATAACCCAGATGGTGTTTGACAACCATGTGCATGTAAAGGATTATAATCTCCAGCATAACTATGCACAGTCCAAGCTTCAAATGCTGATGCAATACTATCACGACTATATCCAATTTTATCTTTTAATAAACTAGTCGCACAATTATCTACTACAGTCTTAAAATCTTTTCCCATTTTACTATCTAAAGGGAAAGTCCATTGAGCAGATTTTTCGTTCTGATTAATTTGTCCAACTAACTGACTTTCATGTGATACATTACTTGGTATAATTACATTATCAATGTGGTCATTTATATCATCTACAAATTCATCTGGAAACTGTATTGCCAATAATTTATAAGCAGGAATAGTTTTTATCTGTGCTTTAGTGTCAAAAGTTTTTGGTTCTTGTTTAACTTGTTGACTACCTAAAGAACTTGAAAGGTCTTTCAAGCTCATGACCTATCCTTTCTATAATGGTCGCCAGTTAATTTATCTTTTAAATTAATATTAATGTTTGCAGAGAATGTTCTTCTTTCATCATCTTGCACATCACTAAAGAATGGCATAACACCATGTCTTAACCAACTAGGGAACATAATCAATGTACCAACTTCTGGTTTTATATATTCCTCTGTAATAGGTCGTAACATATTTATATCTCTCATTCCATTTACACCCCATTGTAAATATGTAAATCCATCTACATTACCAGATGATTCATTTAGTCCACCAAATTCTTCTGATGGGTTTCCTAATCTTGCAATACATCTAGGAACTTTTAAATAGTAAATACAAGATACACCCATTGGTGTTCTAGTGCCGTGGTCGTGTACAGGATTGTAATCACCATTGTAACTATGTACAGTCCACATACTTTCCATTGAGGTTTCACACTCAATACCAATTGACCTGTCAACAAATTCTTTGGCAAGTCTTTGTAACACACCACTAAACATTTCACCAACTTCATCACCTTCATGTGGGAAAGTTAATTGAGCTGACCTTTCGTGTTGTGATATTTGTCCAACTAAACCTTTTGAATGGTCAACATTGTTTGGTATGATTACACTATCAATATGTTCATTTATTTCTGTGGTAACTTCAGCAGGAAACTGACAACGCATCATATTGACTGCAACTTTTGGTCGCATTGCAATTTGAATTCCGCCAGGATTTTCTGGTAGTTTTTCACCTGTGTCTGTTTGTTGTTTGTTTGAAACTTCATTTTGAGCATTTATCATATCTGCTCTTTTCACTTGTTTTACATCATCACTCATATTATTCTCACTTTGTTTTTTTTGTAGTTCGTTTGCTTCTTGTAACGCTTGATTGTAATCTTCAATGGTAAAAGGTTTACCCCCACCTAACTCACTTGGTCTAATGACTTCGGTTTTGCCTGTTTCAGAATTAAATCTATCAATACCACCGACACCGATATCTACATCACCATCAATCTTTATATCATCAGTCATAATATATTCTCCAAATTTATTAAGTATTATATATGAAAGGAACAGGTATTGTCAACCTGTTCCTAACACTTTTTTCAAATTATTTTACTTTAATAGTTCTTGGTTTTTTGTGTTCTGGCACAATCTGTTCCAATTCTATTTCAAGTAAACCATTTTTTAGTTTCGCATCTTTGATTTCAATATCATCTGCAAGTGTGAACTTTCTAGTGAATGCTCTTTTTGCAATTCCTTTATGAACCAAACCTTCGTTTGGGTCTTTATCAGTCATTACATCTGCCGATTTAATCACTAGAACGCCATCAGTTAAGACAACTTCTATTTCGTCTTTACTGAATCCTGCTAATGCGATTTCAATTACATGTCTGAAATCATCTGTCTTTCTGATATTGTATGGTGGGAATCCACCTGTTTCGTAGGTTGTTCCATAATCTACTAGTCTATCAAAGACCCTATCAAATCCAACCGAAAAAGGTGTAATTTGATTTATATCAAAATGTGTTAGTTTAACCATATTAAGCCTCCTTAATTAAGCAAAGTTTAAATTATTGTGAACCCATTAGGCGTTCACACCATTATTTATACAAACAAAACTATAGTTTGTAAAAAAAGTGTACCAGATTTCTCTGGCACACTCTGAGGTATCAAACATGAAGTTTGAATTCCTTAGTAGTTTACAGGATTCTCAATCACATCTTCGTCATCTTCATAGTCATTATCACTAGATAGATTCTGAACATCTTCACCAGCATCTATCTTAGTGTATAAGTCTATGAATGAATCCTTAGTATCATCATCAAATCTTGATACACACAACTCAATTGATTTCATTTTATCTTTGAAAATTGAGTGTGCCTTAACAATGTGGTCAAGTCTTCTAGTAGAAATGATTTCATCAACTCCACCATCATAGAATGTTTTTCTAATAACTTCTGCCCAAACTGTTAAGTTTTCTGCAAACTTTTCATCTATATTACCATACTTAGTCATACTACCGAGAATAATTTTTTTCTCAACTTTTGAACTAGGATATGGTTGTTCAATTGTAACAGCAAATCTTTCTAAGAACGCCTCGTTAAGAACATTAGTACCAACAAATCTTCCATCATCAGAACCTTTTCCTTTTGTGTTTGCAGTTGCAATCACATTGAAGCCTGGTTTTGGTGTAACCCACTTGTTAATCTTTTTAAGGAAAACACCTTTACCCTCTAGAACAGGTTGTAATGCAAGTAACTTGTTAGAACCTAAATCACATTCGTCTAACAATAAAGTACAACCTCTTTCCATTGCCTGAATAACAGGACCTGGCACAAACTTAGTTTCACCATTAATCAATCTGAAACCACCTAGCAAATCATCTTCATCTGTTTCAATGGTGATGTTTACTCTAATCAATTCTCTTTTTAATTGAGAATGTAATTCTTCAACCATTAATGTTTTACCATTTCCAGATAAACCTGTAATAAAAACAGGATAGAACATTTTAGATTGAATAACTTTTTTGATTGTAGCACAATGACCCCAAGGCACAAATCCCTCAAAATGACTAGGAATTAAATTTTGTGTTTCAGTATTTGTTACAAGATTAACAACTGCTTCTTTTGGTTCGTCATTTGCAACCACAGTTTTTGTTACTACAGTTTTTTTAGTCTTAGCGACTTTAGTAGTTTTTTTAGAACCACTATTTGGTAATTGATATTTACCATAACCAACTTTTTCAAAACCACTTTGACCTAAAAATCTTGTCATTGCACCTGCTGAATTTACAGGTTCTAACATACCTTTAGCATCTAAGCAGTTTATGATATCTTTTCTGGTTAGAATGGCATTATTGCCAAACTCCTCAGAAAGAATCTTAACTAACTCATTTTTCGTTTCCATATTGATACCTCACATATCTCATAATTAATATAAACAGTATAACAGCCTCAAACATCTTTTGTCAACTATTATTTTATAAATAGGAATGGTTCTCATTAAGCAATCATTCCTATGAATTTATTGAGTAATGGTCTTTGATTTTTTCTTCCAGAACTCATTTTTCCAAATGCTCTTTTCAATTGCATTTTACCCATAGTGCCAGGAGCAATATCTGATAAATCTTCTGTAGATGTGTCAAGTTTTTCACCACCTGGCAGAACATACATCTCAGTCCAAGCTTGGTCAGTAATAACTGCAACATTTTTTGTTCTCAATTCTTTTTGAACCTTTTTAAGTTTTTCTGTTTCGTTCCAACTAATACCAAAGATTGATTCTATATCTGACTTTGATATATTTCCTTTTCTATTTTTACCAGCAATAAAGAAGTTTACTACATTCATTCCTGGCACTCTATTCTTTAAAAATTCTAACAGTACAGGTGTTTGATTTGAATATTCAAATTTAGTATCTCTAGTGTAATCATCACCTTTGTATTTAGCTTTCCAAACTTTTTTAGTAACAGGGTCAGTAAGTATTGTATCTACATTATCTTTGTAACTAAAACCATCATAAAACGATTCTACAGCAATCCCTTCTTGATGAACATCACCATATCTATCTGTATATTCATCTCTATAAACATATTTTCTATCTAAAGAGTTGCTGTAACCATCAGTCAAGAATACTGTATGAACTTTTTGTAGTCCATTATCTTTTTTGAACTTAGGTATTAAATCCATAGCAACAACTATTGATTGATTTAGTGGTGTACTATACAATGTAAAATTATCTGCAACAGTAATTTCTTGACCTTTTTCATTTCTGTCTTCCCATTTAATTCTCTTGTAACCATATGCATGGTCATAGTAAGATGCCATTCTCCAAAGATTATTTAATGAATCCATCATATCTTTTTTATTTGCCCTACTTGATACTAAGTTTAATAATGTTAAATCATTTACTACGATATCATTATGTTTTCTTTTTTGCATATGTAGATTTTTGTTAGTATCATCTCTCCTACCATATCCATTTGTAAATCCATAAACCTCAAAGGGAATTTTAACTCTTTCACAAAACCAAATTAAATTCATAGTCTGTTTGATTGTATTATAAAAGTTATCCATCATAGAACCACTCCAATCTACAAACATAACTAAACCATGATTTGTAGCACTAGGTTCAACATTCATTTTTAGGAATATGTCTTCATTGTAAGCATAACTATGTAGTTTATCCATATTCAAACTACCTGTTTTAGCTACTGTACTTCTTTTATATAAGTCAGCAGACTTTTTCATTTCAAATTCTTTTACCATATATGATATAGTTGGATTTTGCTCTTTCTTAAATTTAACTAAATCTTTTTCAACCCAATCTAACCACCTAACATAGTGTTTACCAAATTTTCTTTTATCATTATAGTGTGTGTTTAATTCAGTATTAATATCTTTGTAATCCACGATAGCATTTTTTAAATTAATTTTTGGAATATTAAGATAATTAATTTTAGTAGCATTCTTATCTACTGCTTCGTATTGTTTTTTCTGATAGTTACTATCAGTTGTTGCCTCAATACCTTTTTCTTCATCATCACCATTAACACCTTTAGTGAAAACTTTTTGTTCTGTTTCTGTTTCTGGTTTTTTATCTTCTTTTGATTTTTCAGATGATGTATTATTACTTGGTGTATCATCTTCTTCTTTTGTTTCTTCTTCAGCGTCAACACCTTTAGATTTTTCCTCTGAATTATTTTCTTCGTCATCATCATCTTTTTTATCATCTGTAACAATGTCAACTTTTACTTCAAATTCTTCTGGGGTTTCTGTTTCTTTATCTGAGTTTTTCATAAACTCTTGTAACTCAACAGCAAGATTAACAACATCTTCTGGTGTTTTTGTTTTGTTAGCTTTTTCAACCCACTCTAATTCATCATCATCAAAAGGAACATTCGGCACATTTTTGTAATGCATATTAATTCTATCTATTAAATTAAGTTTAGATATATCTTTACCTTTAGTACCAAAGAAATCTTTTGAGATTAATTCATCATATCCTTTTTTAAAAGTTCTAACTGACCCAAGATATTTGTCTTGTATCATTTTTTCAATTCTTACATCTTCTAAAACATTTATAAAAGAATGTTCAACACCTTTATCTTTACCATTTTTCATTAAGTCCATAGGTGTATATAAAGCGTGTCCAACTTCGTGAAGCGACATCATATCCATAACATCTTCTGATTTGTCTTTCCATATTGGTAAAGTAATTTCTCTTGTTTCAAGATTGAAACTAGCGGTGGAAACACTTTGATAAGATACAGTAACATCTTCTTCTGCCAATAACTTGACTAAAGTAGATTTATCTTTCAAACTTTCTAATTTAATATTATTTGAATGTCTTCTCATAATCCCTCTCATTTGATTATGTAACCATTATACAGGCCCAATACATCTTTTGTCAAGTGTATAAACTATTGATTTAATTAAGAAAAGTAAATTAGTTTGGATTATTTCTCAGTCTTTTGACTGTTTTATTGAATTTTTTCATTGCTCTTTCTATCTTTAACCTAGAAACTTTATGAGTAAAATCAGTACCTTCCATATGGTCGTATTCGTGTTGGAATATTCTAGACGACAATCCAATAAATTCTTTTTCGTGTTTCTCACCTTTCTCATCTTCATACTCAAACTTAACAGCGTAAGGTCTTTTAACTTTTAACCATATGCCTGGATATGTTAAGCAACCCTCATCCATTAATATTTGTTCTTTAGATAGCTCTAATATCTTTGGATTAAAACAAGTAAGTATCTTTCTAGTGTTAACATCTTCATACATAATAAAAACTCTTTCTGGAATACCTATTTGATTTGCAGATAAACCAACACCTTGATAGTGTTCCATAGAATCTATTAAATCTTGTTTAACTTTTTCTCTATCACAATCTTCACTTAGTTCCATAGTTGTTCGTAATAGTATATTGTTTGGTTCTAATAATTTTGATACTTCACTCATAATTTTTCTCTTGTTTACGCCACTCTTTTCTCATGATTTGATATGTTTCATCACTTGTAACTTTATCTCTTATCTTTTTAAATATGGTTGCAGATACAGCTTTATCACAAGTGAGTGCATCTTTTTCTTGTGGTTTTACATTTCTATATTTATCATACTTCTTGCCATCTCTATGATTGGCATATCTCCTTGCTCTTGTAAATCCCATTTCTAAAAACTTACGACACATATCCATACCCACAAAGTCTTTTTCTTTTTTGTAATTTAAATACATGTGATATATTTGTCTTGACGATTTCTCTGCAATGTTAGGTGTCTTAAATTTCCAATGTGTACAGATGTCATCTGTATATGGTCTAACTAATAATACACCTTGTTCGCCACGACCAATACGATATCTTGTGTCGTTTGGTTCAAACTCTAAATTTTTATAATCTAAATTGTAATCAAATTCTATCATGCAGACTTATATTTAAATATGTATTTTGACCATAAGTAACTTCTTATAATACCTATGACTGTAAATATTAATGCTAAGTGTATCATTTCAGATACATCAATGTATATATCAAAGAAAGGAAAGACAATGTATTGTATAAGAATGGATAATAAAAATCCACTTCCAATGTCTAATGTTCTATGTATTAAATGTTTTATATTTGTCATTCCATAAACTCCTGTAATGTTGATTTTACTTCTACTGATTCTATTCTTGCCTCTGCAATTTTAAAATATTCTTTTTCTCTTTCAATACCAATAAAATCAAAACCCTCATCTTTAGCAGCCATACCTGTAGAACCACTACCCATAAACATATCAAGAACTGTACCACCCTTTGGTGTAACCATTCTACATAGATACTGCATTAATTGTTGTGGTTTAACTGTTGGGTGATTATTTTTTACTGCACTATTATTTCTTTCTGATTTAGATGCTTTTGGACAATAGAAATATCTAGACCATTCTGTATCTAATCCATCATGCATAACATTTGCTGGAAATCTACCATCAGGAATTCCTTCTGCCCTTTTTCTTTTTGCATTTTCTGTTTGACCAAAACTTAATTTATCAATACCAATTGCTTCTTTTGATTGTCTACCAATATCTTTAAAGTCTGGATTAGTATCTGGATACTTTGCATCATTACCTTCTACTCTACACTCATCAATATTAATTGCACCTGTTCTATGTTTTAAAACATTATCTACAATAGACTTTTCTGACAATGGTTTTCTTGCCATAACGATTGGTTCGTGTGCTGGTTTTAGTGCAGTTCCCCAACCTTCCCATTCAGAATTACCTATGGTAACTTCTTCTGATACCACTTGTCCAAATGAACCAGCACCAATCGCAGTTCTTTCTTCTGAATCTTGCATACCTTTATTAGAGTGTGTTTTCATCACGCCAGTCTTTACTCTTTCATTACCTAATTTTTTATCAAATGCTTTACCAACATTCATACTTTTTGGAAATCCACTTCCATACAACCACATCATCTGGTCCCTAATCTCAAAACCAACATCTTCAATTGCAACTGCCATTCTATGATAATTTCTTGATGCAGAAAAAGCAAGTAGATGACCGCCTGGCTTTAAAAGTTTATATGCAAGTTCCCATGTTTCTTTTTGAAAAGCAATTCCTGTTGAATCCCAACTCCTACCCATAAACCCAAGTTCATATGGGGGGTCAGTAACAACTGAATCTACTTGCACACCATCATCTATTAACTTCTGCATTTCTTTAATACAATCACCATTTTTTAAAATCATACTACCACCATTTTACTAAAGTTTTTATTCTTTTCAAATTTAAGTGTGTGTTTAAATTTATCAACTAACACATCTTGTTTATGACTGATTACAAATACATTCTCACCCTCAAGTGTATTCAGTATTTTGAGAAACTCATCTGTTCCAGCACTATCTAACGAACTATCAAATATTTCATCTAGTATTAATAGATTCGTATTAGTGCTATTTTTCATTTTAGCAATCGCTCTCCATGTAAAGAGTAATGCTAAATCTATTCTCATTTTTTCACCCTCACTAAATGAGGCATAATTAAAGTTATCACGAAATCTTGACTTGATTGTTTCGTCAAAGTTTTCATCTAAACTAAAGTTTACATAGAACTCCATAGACGCCAGATACTTATTAATCAATTGATTCATGACAGGTAGATACTGTTTAATAATTTTAGTCTTGATACCTGTATCCTGTAACATAGCTTTTGATGCTTCTTTGTAAACTTTTTCTTCTTTTAAATCTTTTCTATTTTTCTCTATACCCTCAAATTCTGTTTGAAGTATTTTTAGTTGTTCTTCGTCAGAATTATCAATCGTGCTTTTTTCTAACTCTTTAATTTCTTCTGATAACTTTACTTGATACTTTTCTAACTCCTGTATAGATGTATTTAAACTTGCTATCTGTATTGAGTTATCTTGTATTTCATTTGTAACTTTAGATATTTCATTTAATCTACTTTGTGTCTTGTTTAGTTCTTCTTCCATTTTAGTAAGACCATCTACAATCTCTTTCTTCTCTGTTTCTTTAGTAGATATCATTTGTGATTTAAACTCTGTATCAATGTGTTGTTCACAAGCAGGACAATCTTCATTCTCTGATAAGAATTTAATCATTCTATCTTTTTCTTTTTGTTTCTCTGTAAGTGTAGAACGCAAGTCTTTTAGTTTTACATCTTTAGATTCTATGTTGATTTGGTCTTCAACTGAGGAAAATAATTCTTTTTGTTTTTGTTCTAGTGATTTTTTATTATTTACTTTCTTATCTAATTCTATTGAGTTGCTTTCATAGTTACTTTGTTTTTCTTTAATGATAAGGTCTGCATTGTTTTTAATATTCTCAATATGTGTAGATTGCATAGTTATTTTTTCACTACATAACTTATGGTTGTATTCTACCTCTTGTAATTCAGTAACCAAATCTTTCAATCTTTGTTTGAGTAACAAATTCATGGTTGAAAATATCTTAATATCTAATAAGTCTTCAACCACTTCCCTTCTAAATTTTGCTTTGAGTTGCATGAATGGAACAAATGTAGAACTACCTAAGATAACTACTTGTGTAAATGAACGATAATTTAATTTAAGTATTTGTTGTTCTAATATCTTTTGATAATCACGACTATTGGCTTCTTGATTTATCATTACATCATTTTGCCAGATTTCAAATTTATTTGGTTTGATACTACGAACAACTTTATAATTACGACTTGCAATACTAAACTCAATCTCTACGACAGTTTCCATAGCATTGACTGTATTAATTAATTGAGATTTACTAATTGTTCTAAATGGTTTACCAAACAATGCAAAACATAATGCATCAAGCACAGTAGATTTACCAGCACCATTCTCACCTATGATAAGTGTAGTTTCATTACGATTTAAATCTATTTCTGTAAATTGGTTTCCTGTAGAAAGAAAATTCTTCCAACGAACCTTTTCAAATTTAATCATTCTAAGTCTAAGTCTTGTGCCTCTGTATATAAAGATTTCATTTGATTCTTTAATCTATCTTTACTTAAATCAATAGATAAGTCATCAATGTATTTGTTCAATAATGTTACTGTATCTTCTGTATTTTCTACGATATCGTCTGATACTGAGCTTGCATCTAAGTCTGAAAAGTCCTCAACAATTTTTATATCGTATGCATTTGCTGTATACATTTTATCTAAGAATTGGTCAAACTGATATAAGTCTTTTTTATTAACCACGATAAGTTTTACATATTTGTTTTGATACTTTGATACATCATGTTCTAGATAGTTTTCTTTGGTATCATCATAATATATTTTTTCGTATATACTATATGGATTAACTATTCTTTCTAACTCTCTTGTTTCTGTATCGTAGATATGAAAACCTTTTGGGTCTTCCCAATCATTCCAATATATTTCATATGGTGTGCCAAGATAATATATCTGACCATCATCTGACTTGTGATGAAAATGTCCACTCATAACTGTATCAAACTTTCTAAAAAATTCTTTGTCTTTACCACCTTGTGATATGATAACATTCTTGTTCATTTGAAAACCATTTATTTCTAAATGACCCATACAGATATCAGCTTTGGTTTCATCAATCATACCTTCTGCATAGAGTTCATTTGATTGTGTAATCCACGGCATGAATAGTATTGGTAGTCCATCAAAATCCACTTCTGTTGCTTCATCATAGATGTGTATATTTTTATGTTTACCACCTATCAGTTCTGTAAGTGAGTTTACTTCACTAGTGTTCTTATAATAGATATCATGATTACCAACTAACATATGTAAGTCAATACCTAATACATTAAATGGTAATATAAATCTCTCTCTAAAATCTTTTGCAGTTCTATATGATACATACTTACGCCTATCAAAACAATCACCCAAATGTATACAGGTTTTAATATTGTTTTGTTGTAGATATGGAAAGAATACTCCCTCATAGAATTGATAGAAGTATTCATTAAAATTTAGGTTATCATTTCTTGCACCGAAATGAGTATCAGTAATAAGTGCTATTTTCATTATGTATCTTTATCAGTTTCCATAAAGGTTTCTAAACCTTCTGATTCTTCTTCTTTCTTTTCTTTCTTTTTGACAACATAAACATCTTCGTCTGGTAACATAATGTCTGGGTCAAAACCTTGTACATCATAGATTGTATCATCGCCTTCATTTACAGTAAAGGTTTCGTATTGTCTATTCTCAATAATTTTGTTTTTGATATGTGTTTGTTTCTTTTCTTTTTGTATTCTTCTTAGAAACGCATAGTATATGATTTGAGTAAAATAAGCAAAAGGATTCTTTGATTTATCTGGGTCAAAGTTATGTATGTATTGTAAACAGTTTTCAATACCATCTGATACCATTTCTGAACGATAGGTATAGTTGATGAAGTTAGGTCTATAAGATAAACCATTTGCAATCTTGAGAAAACATTCACCTATGTAATTAGTTACTTGTGGTCTTTCCTCACCAGCTTCTTCTGCTTCATCACACTTTTGTTTCCACTCTTTCATTGCCTCTAGAAACTTTTTGTTATCTATGTAATGAGCATTCTTTTTTTTGTCTTTTGCCACTTTCTTTCCTTAAAAAATAATATGATGTAACTATACCAAATTCAGGCACATTATGTCAAGAAATATCTGTGTTTTTTTATAAAAACTTTTTTTACTTTTTTGTTAAAAAAGACTTGACAATGTTTGTATAAAGCTATTATAATCGCTGTGTTCCGCCGAGAATACAGCTATACTCTAAAGGCATGTTAATGTTTAGTATCACTACAAGGTAGACTATCTAATTCTTCTTCTGTTAAATCTTCTTCTTTACTTTCACCATTATTTGTTAAAGCAGATATGTATTGTTTAAATAATCTTTTTACTTCCTCTGTTGTTTCTTCTTGGTCTTCTATTGCAACATCTTCGGTAAATCTTGGTTGTATACTTGGTGTCATTTCTTTACCTTCCATATTAGCCTCTGCTTCATTATATGTATCCACCATAAAGTTATAATAATTATTTAACGCATAAGATGCTGGAGCATTAGTAATGATAGTAGATTTTTCAATATCTAATTCATCTACTTCTGTAAATGGTTGTAACCAACGAGATAAAGTTAATGCTTCAACAATACCTTTCTTAGTTACTTTGTTTTTTAATTCCATTTTAAGTGGGTGTATCACATGCAAAGTAGGTGAAGCTTCATCTATTCTTGTAGGAATACAAGTACAAACGATACTCTCGCCGTTAGCTAATTTTAATATCCTAGTCGTATTATCTTCCATATTATACTCCTTTAAATATTTTGATTACTTCATCTATGGATAAACTTGAATGTATACAAATAAGAATTCTATTATCTTTATCCTTTGTAACACTATGTAATATATTTGTATTTACAATATATACATCACCTATTTCTGCTACAAAAGAACAAATATCCTCAACATCAGTAAAATCAATAAACTCTGATTTACTATCTTTATTGTATTCCCCACCAAATCTACCAATTACATTTTTTATATCTTTAACATCATCTG